TGCTGTCATAGTTTTCATTGACGGCGATAAAGCGTATGCCGAGAAAAGGAAATATCTGATCGATGTAATCGCATACATCAATGAAATTCCTGCCGAAACGGGAAAAGTCCTTAACGATTATACAGCCTATTTCCTTTTTCTTCGCAAGCTCCAACAGCTTTTTCACGCCGGGGCGCTCAAAGTTCGTGCCGCTCCAGCCGTCATCATTAAACTCCAGCACTTTATGCCCCGAAAATTCCTCATGGAGCGAAAGGTAGTCGTATAATAAATCCCGTTGGTTCTTTATACTGTCACTTTCGCCAACATTGTCATCCTCAGCTGAAAGCCTTATATAGAGGGCGATTGTATCACTCATCGTTTTTCGCCCCCTCTATGTAATTTAGTATTTCCTGACGTTCGTCCTTATACTTCCATGTGATTTCAAAGGTGTTATATCCATAAACCCGTATGCTGTCAATCAACTCCAAGGCCATTTCCCGTGTTATGGCCTTTTCGCCCTCATGCTTCTGAAAGGCGGCAATCCAACGGTTTTGCGGCGTTAAGGTCTGGCTATACCGCAGGCTTTCCTGCTCAAATCGCAAAAGCTCCGCTTGCAACGCCTCGGTTTCATCCTGATAGCGCTTCTTTGAAAAGAGGTATTCGCTTTCGGATAGCAGCTTATCGGAGTAAGACTCAAACAAGGAGCCTTTTAGGGTCGTGATCCTTTTCAGCCTCTGCCGGATTTTGCTGATTTCATCCTCAACCGTTTTTTTCGGTGCTTGAAATTCACCATCTCCACCCATCCGCTCCAATACCTTGCGCTTATCCGCTGTCAAGGCAATCTCCGCTTGCAGGGCTTTATATACAATATCGAACAGCAATTCTTCGCGTACAGATTTCAAACTGCAATACGCAGAGAGGTTTTCGGCGTATACACGGCAGATAAAGCGGTACGTTACCTTTCCGTATTTCGATACGTCCTTGTACCGCACCATTTTAGTCTTGCAATCGTCGCAGAACAGAAGCCCTTTGAACACATTTTCCTTTTTGGATATTGCGGCGTGTTTACCGTTTAAGGCAAGGCGTTTCTCCCTGACTGCCTGTTTGGTTTCCTGCACCTTTTGAAAGGTCTGCATATCGATTATAGGCTCGTGGGTATCCGGTACGACAATCCATTCCGATTGCGGGATCAAGGTGGTCGGTATGCCGTCATGCAGGGATTTTTTTCTTTTGCCCTGCGCCAAATTCCCGGTGTAAGTAATGTTAGCCGTAATCAGCTTGATTATCTGACCCTGCCATACCGCGCCTGTGCCTGTGGGCTTTTTCTTCTTTATGCCGGACTGATAGAGGTGCACCGCGGGGGAAACAATCCCGGCCTCGTTGAGCTTTCGCGCTATTAAGTTATTTCCCATGCCCTCGGCTTTCCAAAGGAAAATCTGCCGTACCGTAGGGGCGGTATCTTCATCAATCACCAGCTTGTGATTATCCTGCTTTGATTTCGAATAGCCATATGGGGCAAACGTGCCGATAAACTCGCCATTTTTCTGCTTCATTGCAAGCGCCGAACCGGATTTCTTAGAAATATCCTTGGCATAAAAGTCATTTATCAAGTTTTTCAGATTAACCATCAAGGCGTCGCTTGATTTACTGTCGATGCTGTCATAACCGTCGTTGACAGCTATAAAGCGCACACCGAGAAAGGGGAATATCTTCTCAATATAATGGCCCGTTTCTATATAGTTGCGCCCGAAACGCGATAAGTCCTTGACAACAACACAGTTTACTTCTCCGGCTCGTATATCGTCCATAAGCCGCTCAAATTGGGGGCGGGAAAAGTTTACCCCAGTCCTGCCGTTGTCGCAGTAGACGCGGTATTCCCGTAAATCGGTCTGTTCTCGCACATATTTTTGCAGGATGTAGATTTGCATTTCTATGGAATCGCTGTCATTTTGACGGTTATTGTCCTCGACGGAAAGCCGGACGTAGATACCTGTGCTGTAAATGATTTCGGCCGGCGCCGTTTGGACGGTAATAGTGTTCTGCTCAAAAGACGCGGCAATGGCGGCCTGTCTGCTCGTTCTCGCCATTTATACCACCTCCCCGGCAGCACGGGCGAGCAACGAGGCGGTTTCTGCTCCGCGACCTGCCACAACTGCGCTGACGGGCAGTATGGCGGCGTTCGCTCCGCTGACAGCCTGCGTTTGGAGGGGCGGTTCTGCCGGGTACAGCTTTCCTACGTTACCGATAAACTCCAACGCACGGTCATAGTTGTACTGATACTTAAACTCAATATCTAACCGGCAACCCTCGTAAACGAATATCTTTTCAATGAGCGTTACCACAATAACCCTCGTCAGTCCGGTAATCTCCTGATACTGCTTAAACTGCTCGATCCACTTGCATTTATCGCCCTTGTTGTTGAGTATGGTTTCGATTTCACTTTTCAGCCGGATAACGGCTTGCTCGGCTTCTTTCCGCTTATTCTCATACATGGATTTCAGTTCAAGGTATTCGTCCTTATCCATAAGGCCGTCGGCCATTGTTTCGTATAGATTGGCTTTCCGCTGGTTATAGCGGTCGATTTCCTCCTGCTTTTTCACAAGCTGGGCGTCAATCTTTAGGATTTCTTCCTGCCGTAAGGGCAGCGTTTCAATAAAGCCTAAAATCCTGCCAACGTCCATAATGCTTTGGATGTGGGCCTTTAGCGCCGCAAAAACCGCATCCTCTACATTATCGGTGCTTATCCTGTGACCTGAACAGCCTTTTTTCGTCCTGTTCCGACCGCACATATAGTAGGTATAGGTTTTGCTGTTCCTGCAAACGGCATTTCTCACCATACCCCTGTGGCAATCGCCGCAGAAAATCAAGCCGCTGAACAGGTACACCTTTTCTTTATTCGGGGCAACCCTCGTGTCGTATGCAAGCAGGCGGTTCACCGCATAAAAATCATCCCTGTCGATTATCGGCTCATGGTTGTTTTCTACCTGAACCCAATCTTCTTTGGGTTTTACAGTCTGCTTTTTAATCTTGTGGTTTGGCGTACTTCTTTTGCCCTGCACCAATGTTCCGATATAAAATTCATTTCGTAGAACACGGCCAACGGCAACCGCCGTCCATACCGATTTGTGGTTAATCTGAAAACCGCTTTTGTATTTCATTCCGCAAAAGCGTTTATATTCCATCGGAGAAAGTATCCCCATTTCGTTTAATCTGTCCGCTATTCTTTTTTGGCTAAGACCCTCGATTTTCCATTTGAAGATGTCTTTTACCACCGTGGAAGCATAATCGTCAACTATCAGCTTATGCTTGTCATCATAGGACTTCAAATATCCGTAAACGGCAAAAGAGCCAATGAAATCACCCTTTTTACGTTTGATTTCAAGCTGGCTTCTGATTTTAACAGAAATATCACGCAAATAAGCGTCGTTTACCAAGTTCTTAAAGGGAATCAGTATTCTGTCGGTGGATGAGCGGGCGGCTTCGCTGTCGTAGGAATCATTTATGGCGATAAAGCGGACGCCGAGAAAGGGGAATATCTGGTCTATGTACCGGCCGGCCTCTACAAAGTTTCTGCCGAACCGGGAAAGGTCTTTTACAATGACACAGTTTATTTTGCCAGCTTTTATATCATCAAGCATGGCAATGAAGGCCGGTCTTTGAAAGTCCGACCCCGAATAGCCATCGTCCACCCTCTCGGAGCGCACGACAATATCCGGCTTATCTTTTAGATAATCGCGGATTAAATCCTTTTGGTTTACAATGCTGTCGCTTTCCGGCTTGTCGCCGTCCTCTTTGGACAGCCGGACATAAATAGCGGCATCGTATATTTTTTCGTTTTCCATTACGGTAGCCTCCTAATTGCTAAAAGTCATTAGCAAAACTTTTCTACAATCAAGCTTCCACCGATTTTGCCTATCTGCGACTCATTATAGAATAAAAACCATTTCGCGTCCAGACAAAGCGAAAAAAGTTTTGCAGTATAGTAGCCATTTTTCATCTGCTCCTTACAGGGATTTAAGGTAATGTTCCAACCTATCCTCTAATGTTGCGTTCGTATCCGCAAAGCTCACCTTAACAATGGCTTTACCGCATTTATAGCAATATGGGTTTCTGATCTGCCGTATGTAATCGGCTAACCTCTGCGGCTGCGGCAGGCTCTTGTCGATTTTGACGTCGTTTATATCCACCAAAGTATCGGGATCAACTGTCCGAATATCTACGCCTCGCAGAATATTAAAATCTATACTATTTATATCGAAGGCTTCCATTGTTGAACCTCCTGTAAACACTTTCTTATAATCTTATGAACAACCCATTTTGTCCTATTCCCACAGAAAATAACTCCCGTCCTTTTTCTCACGGATGAACCGCCCCACATCATCCATCCGGGCCGTGACCGGCAT